AAATACTAGTGCACTTCAATTTAGACAAGAGTTTGGTAACGAGTTCATTGGTTATGGCCTTACTCTTATTGATGGCAACAAATTACTTAGTCTTAGAAAGACAGAACCTGTTTATACTCAAGGTAATGCTAGCGTATATTATAAACCAGAAATCGATCATGAATATATGTGTTTTGTAGATGTTGCTCATGGTAGAGGACAGGATTATTCAACTTTTATAATCATAGACATAACTTCGCGACCTATGAAGCAGGTTTGCGTGTTCAGAGATAATATGATTTCCCCGTTATTGTTTCCAGATGTGATCTATAAATATTGCAAAACTTATAACGAAGCGTACGCTGTAATTGAAAGCAACGATCAAGGCACGCTGGTATGTAATGGATTATATTACGAGCTAGAATACGAAAATGTTTATATGGAATCTGCAGTAAAAGCGGATGCACTTGGTGTAAAAATGACCAAGAAGATAAAAAGAATCGGCTGTTCCAACTTCAAAGATCTGATAGAAGAAAATAAACTAGAGATTTGCGATGAAAATACAATAATAGAAATGTCCACGTTTGAAGCAAGAGGTTCTTCTTATGAAGCAACCAACGGCCATCACGACGATTTAGTAATGAATCTTGTATTATTTGGTTGGTTTGCTTCAACTCCATTCTTTCAATCGATTACAGATATAAATCTTAGAGATATGATTCACGCGGAAAATATGAAGATGATAGAAAATGATGTTATACCTTTTGGGTTTGTTGATGACGGAATCGATGACGGAGGATATGGTATAGACGATTCAACAACGATGAAATCTTCAAGTTGGTAATTATTATAAATATAATGGTAAATTGAAGATAATCGTATTATGAATCTTACTATAAACTCAAATGAGGTATTAGCTATCATGTCTACCATTAGTTATAAACCTTATACTTATGTTATAGGATGGTCGAAATATGCCAAATATTATTATGGGGTAAGATATGCCAAAAACTGTACCCCCGATGATTTATGGGTATCTTACTTTACTTCTTCTAAGCACGTCAAATCATTCAGAATGGAATATGGCGAACCTGACATTATCAATATAAGAAGAATCTTTGATAATAGTTCAAATGCTATAGCATGGGAAAATGTAGTTTTAAAACGAATGAGAGTCGTTGAAAATTTAAAATTCCTCAATAAAACGGATAATTTTGCTATCAGTGAGAAATCAGCATTAGAAGGTGCAAGAAAGCCTAAATCTGAATCATTTAAACTCAAGCTGAAGATTGCTAATACCGGAAAAAGGAAATCTGAAGAAACAAAAAGCAAGATATCAAAAAGCAAGATGGGGGTAAAACAGAGTAGCGAAACTGTCGACAAAAAGATTAAAGCCATGAGTGATATTCGTGTTAGAGATCAAATGTCAAAGAGTTTAAAAATGTTATATGAGAACGGCTATATACAAACACAATCTAAAGAAGTATCAATAGACAATAAGCTGTATAGTTCTATATCTGAGGCTTGGCGTCTCACTGGAATATCTAAATCAAAGATTCGCAGATACCATTTGATATAAATATATGTAAATTGAATACAACCTTATTATGATTTCTTATTATTTTAACAAAGGATAAAAACATGTCAGCATTTCAAGTATCAGCAGGCGTTCAAGTCAAGGAAATTGACTTAACGAATGTCGTACCCGCAGTATCTACATCGATAGGTGCTTTGGTTGGCGACTTCTCGGCGGGCCCGATTGGCGAAGTAACTACTGTTTCATCAGAAACAGATATGGTTGCTAAGTTCGGTCAACCAACCACCGCAAATTTCACCCCATTCTTTCAAGCTGCAGCATTTCTAAAATACGGAAATTCATTAAGAATTGTTCGTGCTGCAAAGGCATTACAAGTAAATGCAACTGGTTCTGGAACTGGATTATTAATCAAAAATCTATCACATTACGAAGACAATTTTAAGGCTGGTGAAGCTTCTGTTGGTATCTGGGGCGCACGTGCTGCAGGAACTATCGGTAACGGAATCAAAGTTGAAGTTTGTCCTGCGTCAGACGCCGCATGGGCAGTTTGGACAGGTTCTGCTGCTCGATACGACAAAGAATTTGATTCTAAACCTACTTCTTCTGATTACGCGGTTGCTCGTGGTGGGTCTCTTGATGAAATGCACATTATCGTTATAGACACATTGGGTACAATCTCAGGAACACCTGGAAACGTTTTAGAAAAATTCGCATATGTTTCTGCTGCTTCTGATGCAAAGAAAACTGATGGTACTTCTAACTACTATATTGAAGTTATTGCTTCAACATCAGAATACATCTACTGGCTTGATCACACTACTGCTGTCGATGCTGGCACTACAAGTATAACTGATTTTACTGCTGGAAGTACAACCGAAGTTACTACTCTTAATGGTGGTGTTGAAGGTTCTGCTGCTACTGCTGGTGAATTATCAATAGCACTTGATCTGTTTGCAGATGCTGAAACTGTTGACATTAACTTGTTAATCGCTCCAGTTGACGTTAACGGTGTAACAACCCTGGGCGCTAAAGTAATTACTTTGGTTGAAGGCCGGAAGGATTGTGTTGCTTTTATATCACCACCAATCGCAGATACAGTTAACGCTGCAACTCCTGCTACAAACGTTTTAGAATATTTTAACGCACTTGCATCTACTTCATATTCTGTTGCTGATTCTACTGCTGTTAAAATCTACGACAAATACAACGATCTTTATCGTTGGATTCCTGCTAACGGACATACCGCAGGACTTTGTGCTTATACAGATGGTGTTGCCGATGCATGGTTCTCGCCTGCTGGATTTAATCGTGGTCAGATTCTGAACACAGTTAAGATTGCATATAATCCTACAAAAGCGGAGCGTGATGATCTTTACAAGGCACGCGTTAACCCTATCGTTTCATTCCCAGGTGAAGGAACTATTCTTTACGGTGATAAAACTATGTTGGCTCGCCCATCTGCGTTTGATCGAATCAATGTTCGTCGTCTGTTTATCGTCCTCGAGAAGGCTGTTGCAACTGCATCTAAATTTCAACTCTTTGAATTGAATGATGAGTTTACTCGCGCACAATTCAGAAATATGGTTGAACCATTCTTACGAGATATCAAAGGCCGTCGTGGTTTAACAGACTTTAAAGTTGTTTGTGATTCTACTAATAACACGGGTCAGGTTATCGATAGCAACAACTTTGTTGCTGATATTTATATCAAACCTGCCCGAGCTATAAATTATATTACATTGAACTTTATTGCAACTAGAACGGGGGTCGAATTCTCTGAAATAGCAGGTCAGTAAATAAGAGTTATGTTTATGCTAGGGTGGCCACCCGAAGAGACGAATAACCTATCGTTCTGCATAAACACATTTTTAGGTTTTGTTAAAGGTAAACAAAGATGATAATAACGAAATATATCGAAATGAAGATTTCATCCAGTAACATGAAATATTGGCAATCAAAGGGTTATTCATTTGATAATCCAGCGCCGCGATGGGGAATCATACCAAGAATTAAAGTATTGGTGTCTGAACTTCTGAGCGGTTCGTGTGTTGATGTTGAATGTAAATGTGATCTATGTGAAGAAACTTATACGCAAAGATATAGTAGAAATACTGATACTTGTTACACATGCCGCAAAAGCATTCAGATGAAGGGAAATGTTGCTGGTAGAGCTAATAAGGGCAGAATAATGCCTAATATGCAAGGGACGAATCATCCACGTTGGAATTCCAACAAAGATGCCCAGAAAGCATATTATGCGAATGTGCTGAGAGTTACAAGATTAAATGACTTATCGTCTTTGAAGAATTATGACAAACCTCGAGGTTTGTGTGGCCAAGAAGGGGCTTATCAACTAGATCATATCATATCAATTAAATATGGTTTTGATAATAATATTGCTCCCGAGTTATTAGGTCATATAAACAACTTAAGATTTATACCCTGGCAAGAGAATAGGAATAAACACATGAATATAAACGAAACACAAATCAAATCAGTTATGAGTAACATCATTGCAACACAAACTCAAATAGGAGAGATATATTAATGGCAACTTTAGGCGTAGATGACTTCAAGTCGAAATTAAAAGGTGGCGGTGCTCGGGCTAATATGTTCCGAGTTACTTGTAACTTTCCAGGATATGCGGGCGGTGACCCCGAACTTGCATCTTTCCTTATCAAAGGTGCTTCACTTCCAGCATCAATCATTGCACCAATCATGATTCCTTTTCGTGGTCGTCAACTGCAAATTGCAGGCGATAGAACTTTCGAACCTTGGACCTTGACGGTTATCAATGATGTTGAGATGAGTGTTCGTAACTCGTTTGAGCAATGGATGAATGGTATCAACCAACATAACAATAATACAGGTTTGAGCAATCCTACCGATTATTCAGCTGATATGGTTGTTGAACAACTAAACAAAGAAGGAGTTGTTACTAAGACTTACAATATCCGTGGATGTTGGCCTTCAAATGTTTCTGCTATCGATGTTAACTATGATAGTGAAAACACAATTGAAGAATTTACAGTTGAATTACAAATCCAATATTGGGAATCCAGTTCAACAAGCTAGGCGTTATAAATAATAGAAACATATGGGGAGGGTACGCTCTCCCCTTTCTATATAAAGAGGTATTGTATAATGGCATTAGATTTTTTTGGATTTGAAATAGTACGAAAAGGCAAGGAAAACAAAGAAAATAAGTCGTTTGTTCCAGCGGTAAATGACGATGACGGCGGTTATGTAGTTGACGCTGGCGGCCATTATGGAACATATTTAGATCAAGACGGCGGCCAAGCGCAAAACGATAAAGAACTAATTATAAAGTATCGTGATATAGCAATGCAAGCTGAATGTGATGCAGCTGTAGACGATATAGTAAACGAAGCAATCGTGTCAGACGATTCTTCATCTCCTGTTAGCATTACGCTAGACGATTTAAAACAACCAGACAGAATAAAGAATATTATAAGAAAAGAATTTGAATATATCGGCGAATTGCTGAATATGAATTTTCAAGGTCATGATATATTTAGACGTTGGTACGTTGACGGTAGGTTATATTACCACAAAATTATAGACCCAGACAATCCTAAAAAAGGTTTGATTGAAGTACGACCAATTGATTCAACCAAGATCAGAAAGGTAAAAGAAGTAATAAAAGAAATTGACCCTGTAACCAAAGCAGAGATAATTACAGGAACAAACGAATTTTATATCTATGAAAAGAATGGAATTGGTGGAATTGGCGCGGCCAACACAGGACTTAAAGTTGCTCCAGATTCTATTACATATGTAACATCTGGATTATTTGATCCTACTAGAACGCAAGTGCTTTCTCATCTACACAAAGCAATGAAAGCGGTTAATCAATTGCGTATGATGGAAGACAGCTTGGTTGTCTACCGTATGTCACGGGCACCTGAAAGACGTATATTTTATATAGACGTTGGTAATCTACCTAAAGGCAAAGCCGAGGAATATCTAAGAAATATCATGGCTCGGTATCGCAACAAAATGGTCTACGATGCATCTACTGGTGAACTTAAAGACAACAATAAACATATGTCTATGCTTGAAGATTTTTGGTTACCAAGACGCGAAGGCGGTCGAGGAACAGAAATATCAACTCTCCCAGGTGGTGACAATCTAGGACAGATTGACGATATTATATATTTTCAAAAGAAACTATACAAGGCATTAACTGTACCTGCATCTAGATTAGATACTGAAAACTCAGGTATGATCTCGTTAGGTCGTGCAAGTGAAACTACAAGAGAAGAACTTAAATTTCAAAAGTTTGTTTCACGTATACGAAAAAAGTTTTCAAATCTTTTCATAGACATGCTTCATACTCAGTTAATACTCAAAGGTATTGTAACTGAAGAAGAATGGTTAGTAATCAAGCACGATATTTCGGTTAATTTTATTAAAGATTCTCACTTCGCAGAAATGAAAAATGCGGAATTGTTAAGGGAAAGAATCCTTACTCTTAGAGAAGTTGACGAATACGTTGGCAGATACTACTCCGTTGAATGGGTAAGAAAGAATATTTTAATGCAGAATGATGAAGATATCGCATTAACCATCGAACAAATACAGGCCGAAAAGGACGCGGCTCCAGACGATGACGACGATTTTGGTGAATCCACAGATTTGGTTGTGGATGATAAACCATTAGACTTAGAAGAAGATAAGGCAGATAAATCAGATGATGAAATTAATGAGCTGAATAAATTATTAATATAATCGATGACTTCTGTATTGAAGGAATAAGTAATGAACAAGAGGGATCGTTTGGTAAAATAATCGGCAAATTGCTAACAACTATCAAATTTCTAGGTTTGAAATAGTCTAGATATAGATTGTATAAATATAAACATATTAAAGGATAGAAACTATGTATTACAAACCACTGACTTTGGAAATATCTTCTCCTACCTCACAAGCAACAGCATCGACTGTGTCTTTAGGTAAGGCAGTTCGAATTACTAATACAGATAGCTCAAATTCTCATGTTATTACTCTTGTAGATAATAATCCACAAACAACTTCAGTCAACAATGCGTCAGGTCAATCTGTTTTGACATTAGATAATGTTGTTGGATTATTAATTGGAGATGTTGCAACTGCAGCAAACATTGACACCGGTTCAGTTATAACTGCTATAGCAGGCAACGCAATAACATTGGATAATAATCTTACCGATGATATTGATGGTTCAGGAACGGCAGAGGTTATTCAATTCGACAGAGCGGTTGCTTCTATGTCAATAGAAGCTGCAGGTTCATTAGTAATGGACAAAAATCAAACACAGAGTTTATTTGCAGGTAGTTCTCTGTTAAGACTTACATCTATAACTTATCCTAAAGGATAAACGGAGAAATATTATGTCAATAGAAAAAATGATTAAATCAATAGCAGATGGTGATAGTCCAGAAGCTAATTCAATGTTCAAACAAGAGATTGGCGCTCGTATCTCAGATGCTATTGAAGCAAAGAAAGTAGAGATAGGTAAGTCGATCTATAAACAGGAAGACTAATGAAACTTATATGTGAAGATTTCGGCCAAGAACTTGAATATATCACAGAATCTAACGGCCAAAAGAAAAGTACCTATATAAAAGGTATATTCATGCAGTCAGAGAAAAAGAATCGAAACGGCCGTATATATCCAAAGAAGATCATGGAAAAGGCAGTAGAGACATATTCTAAAACTCAAATAGCGGCAGGACGATCGGTTGGTGAATTAAACCACCCAGAAGGTCCTACAATCAATCTTGACAAAGTATCTCATCTTATCACAGAACTGACCTGGGAAGGAAATAATGTTTTAGGAAAGGCGAAGTTACTTGATACTCCTATGGGATTAATCGCGAAAGGTTTAATTGAAGGAGGAGTTCAGCTTGGTGTATCATCACGGGGTATGGGTTCATTAGTAACAAAAAATGGTATCAATCAGGTAGGCGAAGATTTTATGCTTAACACTGTTGATATTGTACAAGACCCTTCTGCTCATGAAGCATTCGTTAATGGTATCTTAGAAGGTGCTGAATGGTTGTATGATGAAAAGCATGGCGTCTATGCAATGGAGACATTGGAAGAACAAAGAAAGACTCTTAAAAATAAGAAGATGGATACTGATCTATCTTTTAAATTATTTAAGGATTTCTTAAATACGATATAATTCGATCCAGAGGATCGTTTTTGTATAAATATAATTAATGATTTGAAATAATCGTTTTTAACTATATAATGGGTTATTTGATTAAGTGGGACTGAAGTTACATCATGTGATTTCCTCTCAATACTTTAACATTTTAGGAGCACTGTACATATGAAAAAGTACAAAAACCCGCATGACCTCCAAGATGAACTCGTTGAAGACATTGAAGAGTTTGATGAGGAAACCGAAGAAGAAGAAGACGAAGATGAGCAAGATGAAAATCTAGACAACTTCGGAAAGAAAAAAGCTAAACCTTTCAAGGAAGGTGAAGAAGACGAAGAAGACGAAGATGACGTTGACGAATCTGTAGAAGATGACGGCGAAGAAGCTGCCGCTGCTACTGCCGCTGCTGTTAAGGCGTCTGCTGCAAAACTAAAAGCCAAGAAATTGAAGAAAGAAGAAGTATTCAAAAAAGATCTTGACGCATTAGTTGAAGGCGAATCTACTTTATCTGAAGCATTTCGTGCCAAGGCTTCTGTTATATTTGAAGCAGCTCTTACATCTAAAATCAATGAAACTGTTGACCGTTTAGAAGAAGAATATGCTGAAAAATTAAACGAAGAAGTTGATGCTATACAATCAGCATTAGTCGAAAAGGTTGATGGTTATTTAAACTATGTTGTTGAAACATGGATGGAAGATAACACAATCGAAGTAGAAAAAGGCATTCGTACCGAAATCGCGGAATCATTTATTAGTTCACTGAAAACTGTATTCGATGAGCATTATGTCGAAGTTCCAGAAAGCAAGGTTGATCTTGTTGATGAACTTAGCAATAAAGCTGCAGGTCTTGAAGAAGATTATAATACAGAAGTTGCGCGTAACATCAAACTTAAAGAAGAAAATGCGAAACTTGTTAAGCAACAAATCATTCGTGAGTCTTCAATTGGGTTGTCTGAATCGGAAATTGAAAAACTAAAAACTTTAGTCGAAGATATTGATTTTGAAAGTGCTGAAACTTTTACTACAAAAGTAACCACTTTAAAAGAATCTTACTTTAAAACCACTGTAGTTACTGCTGATGAAGATGAATTAAACGAAGCTGGCCCTGTTACTAAGTCACTTTCTAATTCAATGACACAGTATATTGCTGCGTTAAATAATAAATAACTCGGAGTTATTAACAAAATGCTAAACCAAAAAGAAATTTTAGAAAAATGGGCACCAATGCTCGACGCTGATGGCGTTGAAACTATTGGTAATGCTCAAAAACGCGCGGTAACTGCTGTTGCTCTTGAGAACACTGAACGTGCTCTTATGGAAGAACGTGGTCAATCCACTTATCTTAACGAAGCTGCGAATGCTACTGCTGGTGGCGCAAGCCCAATGGCAAACTGGGATCCAATTCTGATCTCTCTTGTTCGTCGCGCAATGCCTAATTTGATTGCATATGATATTGCTGGCGTTCAGCCAATGTCTGGTCCTACTGGACTTATCTTTGCAATGAAATCTCGTTACACTTCTCAAAGTGGTGCTGAAGCATTATTTGGCGAAGCTAACTCTGGTTTCTCTGGAAACAACGCTGCTGGTGATTTAACCGGTGCCGGTTCTGCAATGGGTGCTGATTCAAGTTCACTTGGTGGAACTGACTCATCTCCTGCTGACACAGTAAATGACGCTTTCGGCGTTGGTCAAGCAATGACTACTGCTGCTTCTGAAGCTCTAGGTAGCGGTGAATCAAACGAAGGTCATTTTGCTGAAATGTCTTTCAGTATCGATAAGACTACTGTAACTGCAAAGTCACGTGCTCTTAAAGCTGAATACACAATGGAACTTGCACAAGATCTTAAAGCTGTACATGGTCTTGATGCTGAATCAGAATTGGCTAATATCCTTTCTGGTGAAATTCTTGCTGAAGTTAACCGCGAAGTAATTCGTACTGTTAACTCACGTGCTGTTCTTGGTGCTCAACAAGCTGGTTTAACAACTGCTGGTATTTACGACCTTTCTACAGATGCTGACGGTCGTTGGGCAATTGAAAAAATCAAGATGCTTATGTTGCACATCCAACGTGAAGCAAACAAAATTGCAATCGATACTCGCCGTGGAAAAGGTAACTTCGTTATCGTTTCATCTGATATCGCTGCTTCATTGAATGCTGCTGGTCTTCTTGATTATTCTTCACCTTTGAATGGTCTAACTGTTGGTGATGACGTTACTGGTCCTACTGTTGTAGGAACAATTGGCGGAAACATGAAAGTTATCCTTGACCCATATGCCACTGTTGATTATATGTCAATTGGTTATAAAGGTTCTAATGCTTATGACGCAGGTCTTTTCTACTGCCCATATGTTCCTTTAACAATGGTTCGTGCTGTTGGTGAAAATACATTCCAACCTAAAATTGGTTTCAAAACTCGCTATGGTATGGTAGCAAACCCATTCGTTGACAGTACTAATGAAATAGGTGCGGTTCGTACAAACACTTATTACAGAATTGTTAAAGTTAATGGTATCATTGATTCTACTGCTTAGTCCCTGATTAATCTTTAGAAAATAATAGGAAGGGTCGCTATTGCTGCGACCCTTTTTTTATGGGCGCCGATAAAGATGTTATAAATAGTAACATACAAGAAAATAGAGAACGTTATGCCGTATAATATTAAAACCAACATATCTTCATCAGACGAAGTTTCTATGATGGAAGACGTTTCCTATTTGTCGCCTACGGGATTTCATTTACTTATAGACAATCTTAAATTTAAGAACTCTCAGTTTCTTATTCAAAATGCAACATTGCCCACTATTTCTCTACCACCCGCTAACTTTGCAACACCTGTAAGACAACTAGGCTTTCATGGTGATAAGATTGATTACAGTCCATTTGACTGCACGTTTCTTATTGACGAGAATCTAATTAACTATCAAGAAATACATGATTGGATTCTGGCACAGGTTGTTGAAAGTGACAACATAAAGAAAACCCGAGATATGACATTATCAATATTGTCTTCATCAAATAATGTTAATAAGCAAATACAGTTTATTGATGCTTTTCCAGTAGATTTATCTGCCGTTGCTTTTGATGCAACTGCATCTGACGTTGAATATATGACTGCAAACGTCACGTTTAATTACAGCTACTACAAGATATTATAGCTGTATAAATACATATGTAAACTAATTATATGAAGGCTCTTTATAATGATAACATTAGAAGCAATCTATGCTATGTGGAAAGTCGATTCTCCCATCGACGAGATGAATCTAGACGCAGCATCTATCCAAGGTGCTAAGCTTCATTCAAAATATATAGAGATCTGGTCGATGTATAGACTTACTCTCAAAAAGCGCGAAGCAGAACTACAAGTACTCCTAAAAAATAAATATCTATGGTATAATGGCAAAATGTCCAAAGATGCAATAGATAAGCTGGGCTGGGATTACGATGCACTCCAAGGTTTAAAGATCATGAAAGGTGAGATGCATTATTTTTATGATGCGGATGAACACATACAATCAGCACTAGCAAGAATCGAATACACCAAAAACGTGGTAGATGTACTGAAAGAGATAATGGAGTCGATAAAATGGAGACACCAAACTATCGGCAATGCTATAAAATGGCGTCAATTTACAAGTGGGATGTGATATGAAAGAATGGAATACAATAACCTTAAAAAAGAAGAACCAAGCGTTTTTGCATGTTGATGCCGAGCCTTCTATACTCAATGAGTTAACTGACTTCTTTGCTTTTCAACCTGAGGGATATCAGTTCATGCCCTCATATAAGAACAAGCAATGGGACGGCTACATTCGCATTTTTAACTCGAGAGATAGACAGCTGCCTATTGGGCTCTATACTTATGTTGAAGAATTTGCCAAAACTCGAGATTACAAGATCGAAGTAGAGCACAATAACTATTATGGCATGCCTGGGACTCTACACTCTTATGATATGGAATGGATCAATGACTGCACTTTTACTTCTCGCGGCGCACCTATAAAGCATCACGACTATCAATTAGCCGCGGTAGAGCATTGCCTAGAGAATAGAAACTCTTTGGTTATATCTCCAACTGCGTCTGGCAAATCTTTTATTATATATTCTATACTTCGTTATTATCTTGACAACAACGAAAAAGATATACTAATTGTAGTGCCAACAACCTCACTTGTAAAACAAATGAATAGTGACTTCGCGGATTATTCAGAATTTGACGACGGGTTTATGTCTGATGATCTTTGCCATATTATATACTCGGGGCAAGATAAGGTACCACCCACAAAAGTATACATAGAAATAGAGACGATTGATGGTAAATTGTATAGATTTTTAGGCAATGCGTTTATAGATATTATAAATAACAATAAGAAATGTAAAATAAGAGCAGACGAACTAAATGAATCTCACGAAATTGACGATAAATGGCTACAAGGGCAAGAACATAAACAAATATTATAATTGGTATTGTAATATAATAGCTAACCGGTTAGCTAATCCTGTAGATAGAGACAATTACACCGAAAACCATCACATATTACCTAAATCTCTTGGTGGTTGTAATGCAAAAAATAATATGGTAAGATTAACAGCAAGGGAACATTATTTAGCACACGTGCTGTTGCCTAAATTTATAACGGACAAAGGTCGATATTCTATGTTAAGGGCATATACAGCAATGTCTATGAAATCAAATAACACAGAAAGTCGTGTAACCAATAGGGTATACGAAAGTCTAAAAAGAGACCTTGCAGCCATGATGTCCGAAGATATGAAAGCTAGTTACAAAGATGGGCGAAGGGACGCCATCACTCAATCTGAGATGATGGTTGCTGAATGGAATTCGGGGAAAAGAGAAAATCAACGCGAGTTTATGAAAGAGCACAGTCCCTTCAATGATGAGGAAACTCATAAGAAGTCTATAGAAACTCGTACTAAAAATAAAACGAATGTGTGGAATACTAACAATCCTATGCAAAATCCTGTTTTTGTTCAGAAAAAACTTGATTCTATGCCTGATATGAAAGGTAGAAAGTGTTGGTATAATACTGTAACCTATGAACGTACTCAAGCAAACGAAAAGCCCGGAGATGATTGGATCCAACAAGGTCACAATAAGGGTACTACAACTAAAGCGAAGGGTCGATCAAAACCCAAAATCAAATGTGAATATTGTGATAGAGCTATGGCGGCACATTGCATCCCTAAACATATAAGATCATATCATGAAAATAAAAAAAATAACTAGAAAAACTACAACACCCAGAATTGTAATATCAACATGGCAGTCTATATACAAGCTCAATAAGAGTTGGTTTGAAAGGTATGGTTGTGTCGTAGTGGATGAAGCGCACCTCGCTACAGCAAAGTCTCTGACCTCTATTATGTCCAACTTATCAGAAGCAGCATATAGATTTGGCACTACCGGTACTATCAAAGACAGCTCTGCAAAGAGCCATAGATTGCAGCTTGAAGGTCACTTTGGTAAAGCACATTACGTGACAACAACCAAGAAACTTATTGATGATGGAACTCTCGCTGGCCTGAATATTAACATTCTATTGTTGAAGTTTAGAGATGAAGAATGTAAGTTAGTTAAGAAGATGAAGTATCCTGACGAGATTGATTTTATTGTTCGGCACGAAAAACGTAACAACTTTATCAAAAATCTTGCTCTTGATCTAGATGGTAATACTTTAATCTTGTTTCAGTTTGTGGAAAAGCATGGTATACCACTACATGCTCTTATAGAAAAGCATGCTCACGAAAGAAGAAAGATCTTTTATGTGTCTGGTAAGACTGATGCCGATACCAGAGAGTATGTACGGAAACTAACTGAAACACAAAAGAATGC